AAAGGGAGTCTGTTCTATTGTTAACATTTCATCTGGGTTGCTATCGGTCATTGTTAGACCTTCTTCATTGATTGTAAATCGGTAATCGATATATAACATTGGTATTTCCTTATTTTGTTTGGCCCGCCCTTCAGGACTTGAACCTGAAACCTACAGCTTAGAAGGCTGTTGCTCTATCCAGTTGAGCTAAGAGCGGTTAATTTTCTAATTTCTAAGAGTACATTATACTAGGCTTTGCACCTGCTGTAAACAACTAATTTCAGTTTTTTTAGATTATTTTGTTATATGTATATAACTAAGCTATCTTAGAGAAGTTTTTATGCTTGAAGAATTCAATCTTTGACCTAAACTTATTCTCTAGGATATCGCCTTTGTGAGATATAATAAACACATTGGTTCCATCTTCTAGCGTTGAAAGAATTTTGGTTAGATTATCTACTCCGTCAACATCTAAGCTACTATCAAAGGTTTCATCTAGGATAAGTAGATTGGTTGCCGCTGAGTTCTTCATCTTAGCTATCTGTCTCCAAGTAAAGAGTAAAGACAAGTCGATACGTTGCTTTTCACCTTCCGAGAATGATGCATAGTTAAATGAATCCCTATGTCTTGACCTGATGGTCTCATTGAAGTTCTCATCAAGATGGAATGCAACAAAGAAATCAAGTACTTGCAGATACTGGTTAATAAGTCTATTCATGACAGGCAAATATTGCTTTATCACTTTAGTCTTAATACCAGTATCTTTAAGCATCTCCCCTATAACTTCGTTATAAGTCCTTTCCTCTACATATTCTAGCTTGTTTTCTAGGGCCTTTGATTTGGCCGCTTTGAGGTCTGACAGTTCTTTCTTAGCGTTACCACTATCACCTGTCAGTTTGTTTATGTTAGAAATCTCTTTCTGAACCTTGTTAATCTCTTTCTGCAGTAATGATATCTTTTCATTATTTGAATTGATTTTACCTTGACGCTGTCTTAGTGTATTGAGATTATTGGCGATTTGAATACCTTCTTTCTCTGTAGTATCTACTTCTTTGGCCAATTTACCCAACTCTAGCTGAACATCTGCTGCAGTAGATTTAAGACCAGATAGTTTGGTTTCTTTAATTGCAGCTGTAATCTCTTGTTCACAAGTAGGACAATTATCATTATCTTCATAGAAACGAGCCTCTTTGACTAGTGATTTAATCTTGCCGTTGAGGTTCTTATCTAGTGACTTAACTTCACTCATACGCTCCATGAAGTGCTTGTGACTGCGTTCTTCATCAGCAAGGAGTGAAGTTAGGTTCTTACCTAGCTTTTGTGACTCTTTAAATGTATCATCAATCTGACCCTTATAGATTTCTATCGAATCCCTATTCTTATCTATTTGTTCTTGGTTAAGAGCATCGAGGTCTTTGATATATTTTGATTGTGAATCCACTTTAGTATTAATCAAATCAATTCTATGATTAACATCATTTAGATTATCACGCAACTTGGAGTTCTTTTCTTTTAATAGGTTATTCATTTTAGAAAAGATATTAATATCCAATAGGTCTTCAATAATACTTCTGCGTGACCAACTAGGTAACTGCATGAATGGAATGAATGAACTTGAACCTAGTACTACCACTTGATGGAAAGATTTATGGTTCAGTTTAAGTATATTGGTTTCTAAGAATTTTTGATAGTCTCTTGCATTAGATGCTTGATTAATCATATTACCATTCTGCCAGATTTCAAACTTGTTGGGTTTAATACCACGAACAATCTTAAACTCTGAATTGCCAATATTGAACTCTACTTCTACTAGTGTTCCTTTCTTATTAATTGAATTAACTAATTGGCCTTTTCCGATATCTCTATGAGCCTTACCGAATAGTCCAAATGATAATGCATCTAGCAATGTAGATTTACCTGCACCATTTTGGCCAACAATAAGTGTTGATGGTGATTTATCTAGGTTAATTGTTATTGCATCCGTCCCTGTTGACAGAAAGTTCTGCCATTTACATGATTTAAATTGTATCATACTACCTCTAAATTCTGAGCCTCTGTATACAGAGTCCTTAGTTCAAGTTTTAACTTATCTTTTTCCAAGTCAGTTTCAACGGCTTCAACATAAGAATCCAGAAGGGTCGTAGTATCTTCTAGGGATATTTTCTCGTCCTCGACGCTTTCTCCCAAATACTCTTCAAATGATTCTGCAATTTTCAACTCGTAAGTTTCAATAGATTGTAGTCTATCAACAAACTGGTCAAACATATATAAGTCATTTTTATTTATAACTATTAATTTGATAAACTTTTGTTCAAACTGTTTAACATCTATCTTACTATAATCAGTCTTAGTATCGTCATATATAACTTTCTTGAACATAGTAATAGGATTACGGACTGGAGTAATCTCCCTTGTTTCAGTATCTAAGATATGAAAATATTTAGGGTCATCCACATCAGCCCAAGTAAATTCCATTTGAGAACCTAGATAGGTAACATTACCCTGGCTTGACCTCGTATGGAAATGACCAGATAATACCATCTCAAACCTAGAGAATACATCTGCATTCATTCCGTGTGGATTAGGCATACCAGCCATCATTTCAAAACCTTTTAGTTCTAAATGAGCACCAAGGATAGGTGCCTTACATTTCATTGCCCATTCGGTGTATTCTGCATAGTTACCATTGTTAATCCAAGGGATAACTGCAACACCTAAGCCGTCATAATCTAGTACTGTAGGTTTCATAATAATATTAACATTACTTGTAAAGTAGCCTAGAAGTTCTTTAAGTGAGCATAGTTCATTAGTATTCTTAAAGTATACATCATGGTTACCAGGGATTATATCCATAGTAATACCCATATCTCTCATAGGTTCTAGGAAGTGTTTACGATTGGCATTAAGTGCCTTAAAGTTAACAAACTTGCGATGTTCATAATAATCACCAAGGTGCAAGATGTTCTTGATGTTATGCTCTTTTAAATAAGGAAAGAATATCTCCTCATAAAATCTTTCTTGATACTTCAGAAAAATATCTGATGAGTTTCTTACCCCACAATGGGTGTCGTTTAATATTGCTACTTTCATTGATATGCCTCAATACAAAGAGATTCTTTCTCACTAAATTGATATCCCATTGCTTTCATAAATCCTTCAAGTACTTCAACTATATCATCACGTGACAAATCCTTCTGCATCACATCAATAGTGATACGAGTATTAACAGAAGAGCTATGTTCGTAGGGATGACAGATCAGTTGTATATACGGTTTATCCAGTTGTTTATTATTGTTAATCATATATTATAGCATAAAGAGTTCTAGTTTCTCTTTAGCCTTCTCCTCTTTTGCGAATTTTTTAACTGCTTTATCTTTCTCTTTTACTGTAGAAATACGTTGTCTTAGTGTATCAACATAGTTCATAGTCTCTGCTGCTCCTGCATCATCCATACCCATAGACACGAAATCATCAATACCCATCTTTTCAATAAACTTGAACTTAATGTCTTGTTGTTTCTTCTCTTTAGTTATCCTACGAATAAATGCAAAGTAACAGATTTGAGTAAAGTAAGAGAATGCATTTGGATTACCAGTTCTGGTTGCTGTCTCTATTCTATAGTTTCCGATAGCTCTTAGGCAGTTCTCTACAGCATCCATTACCATTTCTTCTCGGTAAGTATATCTTACAAAGTTTGGTCTATGAGATAGGCCCTCTGCAATCTTGATAAAACACTTAGCGATATAGTCTGGAACTGTTGGTGCATCAACTCCCTTTTCTTTATGCATATTACTATCCTTAACATATTCTACTACAGCTAGTGAGAATTCCTTGTTATTGACGTAATGTGGCTTTTGTTTAGGTTTCATAATTATTTCTCCAATAATAGTATTATTATACTACAGAATCGGTTCAATGTAAAGTGTTTTCTTTAAATAAAATTAATTTCATTTTTTTTCATTTTTCCCTTTACAAATGCCGAAAAGTGTAGTATAATATATTATCTCCGAGGGAGACAGGGGTATACTATAAATTTAATGTATTGTAGGTTCTTTTTCTTCATCTTCATCATCATATACGGGTTCATATTCATCCCTCTGAAGGAGGGATTCTCTTAGAGATTCAATTCTTTTTAATACTTCATCCGATGAATAGGGTTGTTCCTCATCCATAATATACTTGATGTAAGCTTCTTCAAAGTCCTTAGAGATAGGGACGTGCTGGATACATCTATTTTTATAGAGTTTGAACATATTTTGTTCTGAGAGTGGAAACCAGTGGCTGAATACCAGACGGCCGTACATATCATTACCTATGAGTACAGGCCTTTCAATGATATAATGACCATCATATCTAGTATTCATTACGGCGATTATATCATCACCATTCAATAATTTAAACTGTCTTATTTCCATACTTATATATTTATATCGTATATTTTATACTTAAATTTCTCTTTAGCATATATCTTAATGCGCTCTGCCGCATGAACCAAGGTATAGTTCTTCTTAGATTTCCAATGTAAATCATCTGCTATATCATATACAGTAGTCGGTTTACCATCATCGGTCTTTCTTAATCCTCTTCCGATACTTTGGAGAACCCTAATCTGAGACTTACTTGGTGATGCAAATATAATATTGTGTAGGTTACGAATATTAACCCCAGTAGAAAAAGTGCCCATAGAGGCGACAATAATCGCGTCACTGGATTTCTCTGTAATCTCTCGTACTTTCTCCCGCGTATCCACGTCGGTCTCTCCTGATACATAAAATAATCTCCTAGTGTTTCTTGGTAGTTTATCAAACTTTTCTTGCAGAAGGTTATGTAGAGGTTTTCCGTGTTTGTCGACATATTGGAATAATATGAGTGTGGCACCGACATTTTTAATTGCAAGATTTGCGATAAAGTTATTTCTAGGACCGTATTGTACTATAAAGTCCATCTCTTGTTGATAAGAATTCTTTGATACTTCTCTGCAAAACTCTTCTTTATACTTTAACAGAAGTATATTAATATCAAGGTCTGCAAGGTCATTATTATCCATTAACTTTCGGGTAGTAGTTACTTTATGAACTGGCCCGAATAATCCCTCTAATACTAACTGATGAGTTTGAGTTCCATCTAATGTTCCTGTAGTACCCATTCTAAATTGAGCCTCGGTACATTTTTCTAATATCGCAGTGAGAGACTTAGCTTTAAATGCGTGTGCCTCATCACCAATAACCATCCCATATGGCTGGAACCATTCTGCTCTTTCTTTATAGATTGACTGCCATGTAGTGATTACTACTCTGTGTGATATATTATATTTTTCTTTACCAGCATATATCTTATGGCAATTCTCGCCTACATCCCACTCATCCAACTTAGAATAGTCTTCAAAGTCTGAATACATTTGTTCAACTAATGAAGTGGTCGGTACTATAAGTAGGACACTATTATCGTAACCATCAAGGAAAGCTCGTATGGCCATGTATATAATAAGTGACTTACCACTTGCAGTTGGTGATAGAAGTAATGATTTTTTGTTAGATAGTGCATGATGTAAAGCCTCCAGCTGATAATCTCTAGGTTTAATTTTATTTCCACCTGCAGTTAAATTTAACATACCTAGTATATGTTCTAAGTCAACAGGTTCAAGTGAATTGGGTAATCCGTAACTAGATGCCTGAACTTCTATAGTGTATTTTCTAGCATCGGCAAACTCTTGGAGATACTTAAAGAGTCCACAATAAAGTGTTCGCTTTCTCATATCAAGTAATCTAATCTTACCATCCCATATTCTATTCTTATATGCCGGCATGAATTTATAACCAGGAACAAAGAAACAGAAGTGCTCTGTTAGTTCCATTAGAATACTTGGGTCAGCATCTATTTGGAGAAAGCTTTCATTTCTCTTAGTTACTTTAATTTTGTCCATTCTACCTTTCCAAAAGCCATTGTATAAGAGTATTTATTAGTCTTTAGAATGATACCATCAAAGTACTTAATCTTCTCTTTAGTGTTCTCTTCTAACCACTTCTTTAATTGTGTTAGAGAATTCCAGGACTTCTTTTCTATATATTTCATTGTATACCAGAGTGTATATTCTATTATACACCAGATGTGAATTTATGCCAATCAATTGCATTTCTAATAGATTGATGTCTCCACTTAATATTTTCCATAATCTCTTTAAGTGTATCTACCATTTCTTGCTGATAATGTTGTTTGGCTTGGTGGGCTTGAATAAGAGGGTCTGAATCATACCACTTATCCATATCTCCCTTTAATACTGTAAGACCATTAAGTGGGTCATAAGACCAACCTTTATCGTCCATTTCTGCTTGAGTTAGTTTACCATTATAGTGCATAAACTTCTCTTTCAGCAAGACTTTAAAATCCAAGTCTAACTTCTTTAGTTTTAGTTTATTTACAGTATATAGTTCTAAGTACTTCGAATGAAGTTTGGCAGATTCACGAGATGCATTACCTAAATCCATCTCATCTATAGTGGAATCTTTCTTCCACATTTCTATTATTTGTTCTAAGCTATTCATAATATTCTCCAAGTATACTTATAGATTAACTTATTATACTACAAGTTAACCTAAATGTAAACCATTATTTAAATTCAAAGGTTGAGTAAGCAAATGTTACTGTCGCCTGTAGATATTCTACTTCCGTTCCTTGTGTGTCGAATGCAAGTTCTGTCATTGCAATAGGGAATACATCCGAAAAATGTATTGTCTTAGTTACATTAGAGTGAGAGTTAAGAATCAATAGTTCTGCGTCTTCTGACTGGTCTTCTTTACTGTTAACTATACGATGCATCCAATTAAACATTTCTAAGTAATTTTCCATATCTTCTGTAATATTAAATGTAATGGATAAGTCACCAAAGTTTATTCTATCACCAGTGAATGCAATGTTTGCACCTTTATATGGCATAGGACTTTCTGCAATTGACATATCAGGTAAAGATACACCAGTACAAAAATAT